GGGCGGTGGGACATTCGGGAAACTGCTGCCAAAATCTTGATGAAGATGCGGGATTACAGGCCAATTTCGGTGGGAATCGAGCGTGGAGCGTTAAAAAACGCTGTTTTGCCGTACCTCAGTGACCTGATGCGGAAAAATAATGTATATTCCCACATAGTTGACCTAACGCATGGCAACAGGAAAAAGACAGACAGAATTATCTGGAGTCTCCAAGGGCGGTTTGAGCATGGGCGAATTGTGCTGAACTCTGAAGAAGATTGGGATGATTTCACCGATCAACTCTTGATGTTTCCTGCCAATGGCGTACATGATGACCTTCCTGATGCTTTGAGTTATATTGACCAATTGGCTGTAACATCTTACTTTGAGAGTGAAGAAGATGAAGAGTGGGAGCCTGTAGACATCATATCGGGGGTTTAATGGCAACAGATAAAGAAATCAAGTTAGAACAAGGTGAGTTTTATGAGCCTACTGAGGCTGATAAAGACCTGACTGATTTTGTTACTGACCATTGCAACCGCTGGCGTGACTACAGAGATACCAACTTCCTCCCAGATTGGCTTGAATACGAGCGAATCTTTCGTGGTCAGTGGGCATCTGAAGACAAAACCCGTGAGTCTGAGCGTTCACGAATCGTAACCCCTGCCACCCAACAAGCTGTAGAAACCCGCCATGCTGAGATCATGGAAGCTATCTTTGGTCAAGGCGAGTTCTTTGACATTCAAGACGATATTCGGGATGTGAACAACAACCCAATTGATGTTGGAGTCCTAAAAGCTCAGTTGATGGAGGATTTCAAGCGGGACAAGATTCGCAAATCCATTGATGCCATTGAGTTGATGGCAGAAATCTACGGCACAGGCATTGGCGAGATTATCGTTAAGACTGAAAAGCAGTTTGTACCCTCTACTCAGGCAATTCCTGGGCAAATGGGCCAAGCCGCCATTGGCGTAGTGGAAAAAGACAGGATTTCTGTCAAGATTTCACCTGTTAACCCCAAAAACTTCCTTTTCGACCCCAATGGAACCTCAGTCGATGACTGCATGGGAGTGGCAATTGAGAAGTACATCTCTATCCACAAGATTGTTGAAGGCATTGAGCGTGGTATCTACCGCAAAGTAGACATTACGCCCACTTATGAAGATACTGACCTAGAACCCACCCAAGAGGTGAGCCAGTATCAAGATGAAAAGGTGCTTTTGCTGACCTACTATGGCTTGGTTCCACGGGAATACTTAGAGAACCTTGAAGAGAACAAGAATATTGTTGATTTGTTCCCTGAGAGTTCTGCTGCTGAAGAATATTCAGACATGGTTGAGGCCATTGTCGTAATTGCCAACGATGGGCAGTTGCTCAAAGCAGAGGCAAATCCTTACATGATGAAGGATCGTCCTGTTCTGACCTACCAAGATGACACTGTTCCCAATCGTCTGCTTGGTCGTGGCACAGTGGAAAAAGCCTTCAATATGCAGAAAGCTATTGATGCTCAGATTCGTTCTCACTTGGATTCATTGGCGCTGACCACCAGCCCCATGATTGCCATGGATGCAACCCGTTTGCCCCGTGGTGCTAAGTTTGAAGTCAAGCCTGGGAAGGCAATTCTTACCAATGGCGCACCTTCAGAGATTCTGTATCCCTTCAAGTTTGGTCAGACTGATGGCAACAACCTAGCCACTGCCAAGGATTTCGAGCGAATGCTTCTGCAATCCACGGGAACTTTGGACTCTCAAGGAATGGTCAGTGCTGGTGCTAGAGACATGGGCCAAGGCGGTATGTCTATGGCGGTTGCCACCATCATCAAGAAGTACAAGCGTACTTTGGTGAACTTCCAAGAAGACTTCCTGATCCCGTTTATCCAAAAGGCGGCTTTTAGGTATATGCAGTTTGACCCAGAGCGTTATCCCTCTGTGGACATGACCTTCATTCCTACTGCAACTCTGGGCATCATTGCCCGTGAGCATGAGCAACAGATGTTCATTGGCTTGCTCCAGACTCTTGGCCCTAACACTCCTGTGTTGCCATTGATTCTGAAAGGTGTTTTGGCTAATTCTTCATTGACCAACCGCTATGAATTGATGGAGCAGTTGGACAAGATGAGCCAACCTAACCCGCAAGCAGAGCAAATGCAACAAATGCAACAGCAGTTGGCTATGCAAGCTGCACAGGCTCAGATTGCTGTCAATACCACTCAAGCTGAACAAAATCGTGCAGAAGCACAGAAGTTGTCAATTGAGGCTCAGTTAATGCCTCAAGAAGTGCAAGCCAAGATGAGTGCATCTTTGACCAAGAATCTACCCAATGATGATGATGCCAATCAAAGGGAGTTTGACAAGCGGGTCAAGATTGCTGACTTGATGCTGAAAGAAGCTGACATTAAGAACAAGTCCAAGATTGTCGAGTTGCAAATGGCTGATAAGGTTAATGCTCAGTCAAAAGTCAAACAAGATTTTCTTACCAAACTCACAGATGGTCTAAATCAAAATGTCTAGTATCAAGGAACTTATCCAAAGTATTGAGTCAACAGACTCATCTTTTGATGAGAAGCTAGATGCCATCAATAAGATGGAAGAAACTTTGGTGGCTATGCGCCAGCAAGAGGAAACGGCTATTCAAGACAATGTTGATCTAATTGTTGAGGCCATCAAAGTGATGGAGAAGAAGGTCAGCGCACAGTTAGAGATTGCCAAATCTATTGTTCCTGAGAAGGGTGACAAGGGAGATAAGGGCGACAAAGGTGCTGATGGTCGCCAAGGCATAGATGGAAAGAATGGGTTAAATGGTAGAGATGGAAAAGATGGCGTAGATGGTGCAGATGGTATTTCTGTAACAGATGCCAAGATTGACTTTGATGGTTCGTTGGTTATTACCTTGTCAACAGGTAAAGAGTTGAATGTTGGTGAAGTAGTTGCGCCTGAGTTGCAAGAAAGAATAAAACTTGTTACTTCTGGAGGTGCTGGAATTAGCGAGGCAGGAGTTGCAACCTTAACCAATAAACGCATTCAGCCAAGAAATGTTACAGCAACAACTGCTACCACTTTAACTCCTGATGTGTCTGTTGGAGACATTTACGCATATACAGCCCTGGCATCAGCACTAACAATCAATGCGCCTATTGGCACTCCTACAAATGGAGAGAAGCTGATATTCAGGTTGTTGGATAACGGCACAAGCAGAGCATTGACTTGGAATGCAACTTACACAGTCATTGGCGTAACTTTGCCAACAGCAACAACCATCAGCAAAACAACGTATGTGGGTTGTATATACAACGCAAACAATACACGTTGGGATGTGATTGCAGTAACCACACAGGCATGAACATGAAGATTGACTTTTCTTTTTCATCTCAATACGGCACGTTTTCTGATGCCTTGCATTTGCCTGACGATCATGGGTTAACGGCAGAAGAAATCTTAGCCATGCAACAGCAGCGTTATGACAACTGGCTTGCTGTAATAACTGCGCCCCCTACTGAAGAAACCCCCACTGAGGAGGTCTAATGGCTGATCGCTATTGGATTCTTGGAACAGGTACTTGGGATTCCACAAGCACAACTAACTGGTCTGCATCATCAGGTGGGGCTGGTGGTGCGTCTGTTCCTACTGCATCAGACAATGTTTACTTTGATGCAAACTCAAATGTATTAGCTACTGCATTTACAGTAACTATGGCAAATACGCCAAGGGTCTGTAATGACTTTACAGCGTCAGGTCTTGATGGCGCAATGACCCTTGCTGGTACAAGCATTGGCTTGACAGTTAGCGGATCATTGTTTTGGCCTACAACAAACTTTACTCGCACATATTCAGGTACAACCACATTTAACGCTACAACAACAGGCAAAACAGTAACAACTAATGGTGTTTCCCCTGGTGTAACAGTAGTTTTCAATGGCGTTGGAGGAGCTTGGTCGCTGGGTAGTGCGTTGTCTTGTGCAATTCTTACGTTTACAAATGGGACAGTAGACTTAAATGGAAAAACATTAACTGCCTCAATAAGATTTACAACCGCCACGGGCACAAAAAATCTTACATTTAATAATGGAACATTAGTCTGTTCTGCTGCTTCTGCAACTGCATTTCAAAACTCCGTACCGACAGGATTTACCACAACAGCAGGGACAGGGGTAGGAACGATCTCCATGACCTCCGCAACTGCCAAGACGTTTATTGGCGGTGGGTCTACGTTTAATTGCACACTTAACCAAGGTGGTGCTGGTGCTTTGACCATCACAGGCTCAAACACATTTAGCAACATCACCAATACACGCAAGAGTGCTAGTGCAACATCTATTTTATTTACTGCTGGCACAACAAATACTTTTACCGATTGGAACGCTAGTGGAGAATCTACAAGACTTCTAACTATCGGCTCAGTCACTGCTGCAAGCCACACATTGTCCAAGGCAAGCGGCACTGTAAGTTCTGACTTTTTGTCAATCAGTTACTCTACAGCATCTGGCGGTGCAGGATGGTATGCAGGGGCAAACTCCACAGATGGGGGTAATAACTCTGGGTGGATTTTCACTGCACCTCCTGCCCCCCCAGCAACGGCAACAGGCAACTTCTTGATGTTTTTCTAAAAGCACTTACAATTTGATGTATAAAGGAATTAATCATGGCAACCACAGTATCTCTAAAACCTAATGCTGTTGAAATCTCTGGTTCTACATCAGGGACAACCACATTGCAAGCAACTGCGGTGGCTGGTACTACCACTTTAACGCTTCCTGCGGCTACTGACACTTTGGTTGGCAAAGCAACGACTGATACGCTTACCAATAAGACGCTGACAAGTCCAACTATTACGGGTGGCGCACTCAATGGTACTGTGGGTGCAACCACTCCGGCTACGGGTGCGTTTACTACGCTAAGTGCTACGGGCGTTACAACTGTGCAAGCTGGAACAGCAGCAGCCCCTGCCATCACCACAACAGGCGACACCAACACAGGCATCTTCTTCCCTGCGGCTGATACTGTTGCGATTGCTACTAGCGGTGCGGAGGCCGCCCGTATCGACTCTAGCGGTAACTTGCTGGTGGGGGCTACAAGTGGAACTAATCACATAATCTATAAAAATGCTGCTGTTGCTGCAAGGATTATTGCTTTTCAAGGTGAAAACAGTGGCGCATATACATCAGTTGCATGGGCTACGGCAGACAACCAAGGTTGGAACGGCGCAAATACAGTTCAAATAATTGGTAAAAATACTGGAACTGGCCGTTCAATAAATGCCGCAGGAACAATCAACGCATCTGGTGCTGACTATGCAGAATACATGACCAAAGCAGGTAACTTTACTGTTGCCAAAGGTGATGTAGTTGGTATTAATGCACAAGGCAAATTAACCAATGTGTTTGCCAATGCAATATCCTTTGTTGTGAAGTCAAGTGACCCATCTTATGTCGGTGGAGATTCTTGGGGTGTTGGTTTTGAAGATGATGCGGTAGGTTTAGAAGCCGCCCGTCAGCTTGTTGACCGCATTGCTTTTGCTGGTCAAGTACCTGTCAATGTCACAGGCGCAACCGCAGGGCAGTACATCATCCCAGTAAACGACAACGGCGCAATCAAAGGTGAGGCAGTGAGCAATCCAACCTTTGAGCAGTACCAAACTGCTGTGGGTAAAGTTATTGCCATTGAGTCTGATGGCAGAGCAAGAATTATTGTAAAGGTAGCTTAATGACCCCAGAACTACAGAAATATTATGAAAATCGCTTCTCTATGATGGGAAGTGATGGGTGGAAAGACTTGGTGGAGGATATTGACACCATGATTGCATCCCTGAATAATATATCTGTGATTTCTGATGAACAAAGCCTACAATTCAAAAAAGGTGAACTTTCTATACTTACTTGGCTGAAAACCTTGAAAGAGGTCAGCGAGAGAGCATACGAGGAACTCAATGAAAAGAATGTTTGATTTTGCCTGTGCAAACGGGCATAAAACCGAAAGACTGACTGATTATGAGTCGATCAGTTTTAGGTGTGAATGTGGTGAAACAGCCAACCGCATTCTTTCTGCTCCAAACTTCAAACTAGAAGGGTGGTCTGGTTCTTTCCCATCAGAGCATGGAAGGTTTGAGAAAAAACACCTAGATCAGTTGAAGTACGAGCAAAAGCACAACTCACAAGCATAAACGCCGAGTTGATTCTCCTATAACCGAAACGGCAGGAAAAAGGGATAATATGTTGATTGACCAAGAACCTGAGATGAAGAGTGAGTTAGAAGCTGAAGAATCCAAGCTATCTGACACCATTGCGCCAGCAAGCCCTGGACTCCCTGATAAATACAGGGATAAAAGTCTGGAAGACATTGTTCGGATGCACCAAGAAGCTGAGAAGCTAATTGGCAAGCAAGCGCAAGAAGTGGGAGAGGTAAGGAAACTCGCTGACGAACTCATAAAGCAGAACCTCAGTTCAAAGCAACAGACTATTAAAGAGGAAGAGCCTGAAGTAGATTTCTTTGAGAATCCACAGAAGGCAGTTCAGAAGACTATTGATAATCATCCTGATGTTCTCGCAGCCCGTCAAGCGGGTGTGGATTTCAAAAGGATGCAGATTCAGCAGAAGCTAACGCAAGAGCATCCTGACTACAGTCAGATTGCTCAAGATCAGGACTTTGTGAATTGGGTGAAATCCTCGCCTGTTCGCCTTGGTCTGTATGCAAAAGCAGATGGTGAGTTCGATTACGATAGTGCCAATGAGTTGCTCTCTACCTACAAGCAGTTGCGTGGTGTCAAGTCTAAGCAGACTGAACAAGCGGGTGAAACCGCCAGGAAGCAGAGCATGAAGGCCGCACAAGTGGATGTTGGTGGAACTGGAGAGAGTTCAAAGAGGGTATACAGACGGGCTGACCTGATTCGGCTGAAGATGACAGAACCTGACAGATACGATGCTTTGAGTGGTGAAATCATGCAAGCATACGCAGATGGACGGGTTAAGTAACTTAACTTTCGTTTCTTAGGAGAAACAACATGGCAACAGCATTTTCCCCCAGTAACTCAGTTACTACGACCACAGCAGACAAATTCATCCCTGACATTTGGAGTGATGAGATTATTGCTGCTTACAAGAAAAACTTGGTTCTTGCTAACCTCGTTATGAAGATGAACTTCAAGGGCAAGAAGGGCGATACGATTCATATCCCCGCACCGACCCGTGGTTCAGCATCTGCCAAGGCCGCAGAAACAGCAGTCACTTTGATTGCCGCTACTGAGTCTGAAGTAACTGTGTCTATCAACAAGCATTACGAGTATTCTCGTTTGATTGAAGATATTGTTGAGGCCCAAGCCTTGAACAGCTTGCGTAACTTCTACACCTCTGACGCTGGTTACTCCCTGGCTAAACAAGTTGATACCGACTTGGTTCAGTTGGGTCGCTCTACCAATGGTGGTGCAGGTACTAATGCTTACGCAACTGGTGCGTTCATTGGTGGTGATGGTACGACTGCTTATGTTGCCGCAAGCAATAATGAGTCAGCACTGACCGATGCCGCCATTCGCCGCACTATTCAGCGTTTGGATGACACCGATACCCCTATGGATCAGCGTTTCTTCTTGATTCCTCCATCAAGTCGCAACACCCTGATGGGTTTGGCTCGTTACACTGAACAAGCCTTTGTGGGCGGTACTAACAGTACCATTCGCACTGGTGAGATCGGTAACTTGTATGGCATCCCTGTGTTTGTCTCAAGCAATTGCGACACTGCATCAGGATCTAACAATGCGCGAGTTTGTCTCATGGGTCATCGCGATGCAGTGGTTTTGGTTGAGCAAGTTGCTGTTCGCTCACAAGTTCAGTACAAACAAGAGTATTTGGCTACTCTGTTTACCTCTGATACCTTGTATGGCGTTCAGATTCTGCGTTCAGCCGCAAGCGTAAGTGCAGCCAAATCTGCATCTATGTTTGCTTTGTTGGTTCCCGCCTAATTGCAGTTGCGCCCCCTGCCCTAGTGGTGGGGGGACTTTTTTAACCTAATTAGGAGAAATCAAAATGGCAACCGCTTCAGCAGTAGTTACCCGCCGTGGCAACGACAGTTTTCGGGGTTTGTTCTCTGATACTTGGTCTGTTGTTTGTACTTTGAATGCTGGCTCATTAGTTGATGGTGCTGGTGAAACAGATGATGTAACAGTTCCTGGTGTCGCCTTGGGTGACATGGTTCTTTGTGCATCTTTGGCTGTGGATTTGGTTGGTTTGACTGTCACTGGCTATGTCAGTGCTGCCAACACCGTCAAGTTTCGCATCCAAAACGAATCAGGTTCAACTGCGGACTTGGCATCAGCCACTATGGACATAATTATTGTTCGTATGGTATGAGG